GAATTCCAGTCCATCCTCGCAAAAGACGGACATCTGAAATCTCTGGAAGCCGAGAAGAACAATCCCGCAGCGGAGTATCATCTGATGCTTGAAATGCTCCACGGATTGCACAAACTCAAAGATACACCCGTCATGCCGATCACCCCCGCGATATGGAGCGTGCTCTGGAGCATGCAGAACGCCTACACGCTCGACAGCAAAGAGATCACCGAAGCCGATTCAGATGTGATGTTTTATCTGCTCGCCAACGGCTTGAAGCGAACCGGAGCCGACCCCGTTCAGATCACGCTCGATTCCATGGGCTTTTCCCGCGCCCGGGGATTCTCGGAGGATGAAATCAAGGCTGAACTCTGTTCCCTGATCAGTCTCGCGTTCCGTCCCCTCAAGATGCTTCCCCGCACAGGTTCTGGCGAGGAGCCTGTTTTTGACGCCGACTGGCTTGCGGCGCTGGTCGCAGTCACCGCGCGCGCAACAAACGAACGGGCGACTTACATCATCCATGAAATGCCGCTCTCCGCATGCTGCATGTTTTATGTGCAGGAACGCAAACGCACCGACACGCACGGACTTATCCGCAAGCGCAACTCTGGCGAAATCGACGCGGAAATTTACCGCTATACGATGGAGCTCGGAGAAAAGTTTTGCGCGGAACATCAGATGTCATGAATCCATGACCGCGCGGGAGCCGCCGGACGCGGCGCGGCGGCAGTCTCTTTTTGAGCACCTCCGAACCGCCGCCGGAGCGCGGGCGAATCGCAGAACCGAAAGTTGGAACGCGGAAGCGCGTTGATCGCAAAATCAACCGCGAAATACGCCATCTTGAGCACGTCGAACGCGTCGTGTACCGCTTCTCCCTGCGGCTCCCAGTTTTCGTACAAATGCCCGTTCTTTCCAAGCCCCGGCTGAACGCATGTGATCTCCATCTGCGTGGCATGCGGAAGCTCCGGAAGCCACAGATAGTTCTGTTCCGTGTTGCGCTGATTGTGAAGCTGCCAGAGCAGAACCTTCTGGTAATATTTCGCGTCGACGATAATCATCCGCGGGTCATTGTGCGACAGTTTCCACGGCTTCAGTCGGTCTTCACGTCCTCCGGCATACATGCGCACGTTTCGGCGCGAATACGCATAACGCTTGATTTCGCCCTGGCGGTGTCCGCGATAGTCCACCACATGGAACAAAGGCTTTATCCCGAAATAATGCGATTCGAGCATGTCTTCAACCGTCCGGATCTTTTCCCCCGTCCGGCGTTCGAGAGCTTCGCGTTCGTCTTGCGCAAGCGACAGATACGTCACATTCTCATACTCAAGCAGCCAGAGATTGTCCATCCGGTCGAGCGCAAAAACACCCGTCGGAGAAAACGTATCCTGTGTATCGGAAATCAGGAAAACCATCTCCACATCGTCCGCTTTCGGCGCATTGAGGTACAAATGCGGCTTCAGATCCTCCATGTCCTCCTTCGCAAGGTTCCGCGCACGGTACGGGAGCCCGCGGTAGGAATTGTCAAGCTCATAATGCGCCTTGATATCAGCACGCTTCCCGCACTCGCAGATTTTCGCCGCCAGAACGTCCCAGCTCATGTGCGGAAACTGCGAACAGAGCGCGCCGAACTGGAACGTCGGCCGATCATCAAGACGCTCCGGGAATTTGTGCACATACGCTCCCTGCTGATTCAGCTGATACTTGTCCGCTTCCGTGTGTTCATGTCCGCACTCCGGACAGATCAGACGCGCAGAACCGGGAATGGGATAATGTGATTTCACCGCCTCGTCGAATGTCTTTTCAAACTGGAAGTTGGCAAAGTCGCAAGACCTCATGCTCAGTTTCCCGCACCCCTTGCAGCGCAAGGTCCAGTACCCTTGAGAACCTTTCAGAAACTCCGTCCAGATCGCCCCGTTTTCCTCTTTCGGTGTGCAGGTCTTGTAGTAGATCGATTCCGTGTAGGACCGTCCGCGCTTGCGGGTGTCCTCGATCGGCGAAAGTGTTTTGCTGACAGGGTACTGGTCGATTTCATCACCGACCATGATCTTGCAGGACCGCGACATGATTTTCGTTCCCGCTCCCTGAAAGTACATGATGGAGGTGTCGAAAAAATACCCGTCCGCGCGGCGCGTGCGCGGCTTGTCGAGCTGGGCCGCAAGCGCAGGTATCTTGCGTATCAGAGGCTCGTATTTCATTTTGTTCACACTCTCCGCAAGGTCGTCTGACGGATAAACGCAGAGCATGGAGCACGGATTGTAAATCATCGAATAAAGCACCCCGACGATTTCAAGCAGCGTCTTGCCGTGCTGTTCGATTCCGCACACCGTGACCTCGCGCCGCTTCCCCTGAAACTCCCACGCGCGGAGCGGCTCGATCAGATGGGGCGACAACGAAAAGTCAAGACGGTTCCGTTCTGCCGAAATGTCTTCCGAAAAATCGATGTTCTCTCGAGCCCATGTGATGATATCTTGATACGGGCGGATCTCAAAAAACGCGGCGACGTCGTCCGCGAGCGAATCAGAGAGCTTCATTCCATTCGCGAACAGCGCGCTTGTAGCCATCGAGAGCCCCCTTGAAAATCTTTTGCAGATCGGTAAGTTGCTTTTTCGTAAGACGCAGTTTTACAAGCGCCTCTTTCACTGGTGCAAAGTGTGTGACAAAAAGTTCCAGTTGCTTGTCCGAAACCTCGCGGAGCATCGCCTTGTAGAGCTCCGCATTTTTGAATTTTGCCGTCTCAATGTCAACCGACAGCTTTCGAACCTTCGCCGCCTGCCAGACGCTCATCGGCTGAACGGCTTCATCCGACAAAACAGGTTCCGCGGATTTTTTGATGTTTACAGGTGTCGCAGAACGCGTGGCGGAAAGGGAACAGCTCGCGTCGATTCTGCAATCTCTCCCCGTCTTGCCGTTCGTCCGAAGCCGGCCGGCCGCGATTGCCTTGCAGACCGCCATTCTTGATACGCCTTGAATTTTTGCGAATTGCGCTTGCGTCACCCATTCCATGTTTCACCTCTCTTTTGAGGTGGGAACGCGTCAATGTAAACCGCATGTTTACAGTTTACATCTGCAAAGAAATACCCGTGTGGTATTTCACACGGGCAGTGTTTCAGACACCTCTGATCGGAGATTTGATGACTGGATTGTAATCGATGAAAACGGCGTTTCTGGATTTCACGCCCTTGTGCGAGCGATCGGAAAAGTCGAACCGGACAATCCGCGCCCCCCCATTTGCGACGGAGCGTTTCAAGCTGTTCACGCTCTTTGTCAAGATTTCGGTATGTGGCGCATCCGCCGACCTGTTCAGACTGTTTGACGCGGTAAAAATATTTGTTCAGACGCAGTGCGATACGGTGCCGACGGAGCTGTTGGAGCGTCATATCGTAATCCTCCTTGAGCGGCAGAGCCTCATCGTAAAAACATTCATTCCCGCGCAGGAACACCTGAAACGGACCTCCGATGTAGCTAATCGTCGAAAAGGGCGTGTTCTCCCTGTAGCACTGGCGGTCGTAATTGACATTCACTCCCCAGAACCTCGCGCCCCATTCACGCGCGAGCAGAGAGTACCGCACAAGAAACGGAATAAATTCATCGGAGGAAACATTATGCTCTTTCCCGCCCTCCCAGTAGAACAGACCGGAATAATCATCGTCGAGAATCGCAACGACATCTGCACCGTTTGCGAACTCCAACCGCATGATGTAGTTACGGACACGGCATAGATTACCCTGTATGCCCTCTGGACACGCGATAATCTCCGCTCCCGGGTTGCAGGCGCGGTAAACGCCTTCTTCGCTCTTGTCGACGTAAACAGCCGCAAACGGCAGATACCGGAGTGTCAGCACCTCCGGCCGCCGGTATGACGGTACGCAAACCCTGATCTTCATCGGTTGCCTCCAAGCAGAGCGTTGAGAGCTTTTGCCCCGTTGAGCACACGCCCGGTTCCGCGCCGCTCCTGTCCGCCCATAAGATGAGAATCTTTTACTGTCTTGAGATTGAAGAGAGATTGAGCCTGCAGCCAGTCTATATCATTGTCGAAATACAGCACGATGTAATTGTGATATTCCATCAGTTCTTCCGCGAATTCAACTTCCGATTGAATTGCCGGCTGTTTCAGTTCCACGCTTTCGATGAGCTTGTCAATCTCCCGCTGATCGAATCCGATCGCGCCCGCAAATTCCGTGCTTGAAACCTCTTTGAGCAGCTCATTAAGCCGCACATCGTCGAAATAAGACAAATCCGAGCAACGGTTATCTGCGATTGCCAAAGCTTTCCGTTTTGCGTCTGAAGTCTTAAGATCCGTCCGCCGGATGGCGATCAGTTCCGACCCGTCCGATTCGATGATCCGCACCGGAAGCCCGAGTTTTTGTGCCTCGTCGAAAACTCCGTTCCCTCCGATGATGACGTTTTCCGAATCGATGACAATTGATCTCCCTGCTCCGTTCTTCCTGAGTGATTGCGCGATAGCGTTTTCATTCTTCTTGTCATGTACCCGCGCATTGCGAGGATCAAGCGACGCCGAACAATTTTTCTTTTTTGTATTCATGTTCCTTCCTTCCGTTATGGAAGCAACATAGCACATATACAGTTTTTTTCTTCCCGTAATCAACAATTATACTGTACGTAAGTCTTAGGTCTGGGCAGCCATTTTTATCCTTAGTCGAACTTTCAAATCCTCTAAAATTGAATCTAAAGTGTCCATCTTTTTCAAGTATTATACTTTCTAGACACGTTGTTAGAAACTGTCGGCACAAATCATTGCTTCTTTGATGGTCTTTGCCAGTGTTCTTAATTCAGGAATTCGTGTTTCCTCGGCGAGCTTTATCCAGCGATGAAAAGCGATTCTGGCATGATAAGATGTTTGGGCTCTTGAATAAATAGCCCACAAAGCCTCTTTGAACATATACGCATCACCAAGCTCTTGGAATTCTCCTCGCATATTATGCAGAATGATTTTGGCATCCTCCGGCAAATTTTCATTATTGTTCAGGAAGATAAAGCGCAAGCCCTTCAGCTGCTTTTGTTGAATTATGTTTAATTTTGCAGTAATTCACCTTCTGACTTTATCAAGTTTATCATTCATTAACTTGACAA